CTCCACTGAGGGGTTGGTACATCAGCCTTCTTGAACCAGCAGTAGAACTCTGCGTTTTCTTCTCCACGGCCAACATACTGCTCCATATTAGAGAATGTGTCTATATCTCCTGAGAGATGACACGGAATGGTAACAGGCGAGCCCCCAATTGGAGTATAAACACAGTCTTCATGCCACGGCATTGGATCCTCGAATAGTAGGTCCATATCAGCCAATACTTGCTGTTTTAGGGTGGGCAGAGCCATATTTCCCCCTTTAATAAAAGGACCCTCCGAAGAGGGCCCTATATAACTTATCCAGTGATATTGTCGAACAGGATGATGTTATCAGAAGCAACGTCAGAAACGATAGTACCAGTTTCATCAACAGATGCAGTGAAGTTTTCACCAACATAATGGCGAACACGATATACGTCACCGCGAACAGCTTCTTCACGATACTGCTCAACAACAACGCCATTCGCATCCGGAGTCCACATAAAAGTGCTACCCAAGTTGGATTCTCTCATAGAATCAAGAGCAACGAGAGCTGCATATTCATTAGACCAGATGTCAGCGATAGTAGAGTCAAGACCAAAACCAGCAGTATCCTGCAGACCACCAGCAACGATAAGACGAGGTACACCAAGAGCCTGAGCAATCTGAGACGGAGTCAGGTTACGGATATCAAGAGCAGCTCCGAAGGTATATTTAATCTGATCAACGATCTGAGTACACTGAGTCAGGTTGTTGAATACTTCCCAGTTAACTACGAGGGCATCCGGAGTCCGACCTTTCTTAAGACGGAAGTTCTGGAGCTGAGCTTTAACGTCAGTGATCGGAGTAGCATTAGAGTAATCATTCCATTCGTTGGTAACAGAAACAGTACCAAAACGAGCGGCAGCAGTAGTGGAGAAGAACATATTAGCAATCCTTCTTTCCTGAGCTCTCATAAGGAAGGCAGCGGCTCTTTTGGCAGCAAGCATATCAGCCATGCCAGGAGCTTCCTGGTCGAACAGTTTTCTTTCAACGTCATCGATTACTTCTTCAACGCCGTACTCATAAGTCATGTAAGTACCACGTTCGTATTCGTAGTTAGTCCGAATGTAAGCAGACTTCGGAGCACGAGCGGGGTTAACATTTTTCATCAGTGCTTCTTTCGGGATAACCGGATAAACGCCGGCATTTTCGCCAACTTTACGGATCGGAAGAAGAGTAGTTCCAATGTAGCCCATTTCGCCAGCAGCTTCCAGCATTTCAATAACGGCTCCGCCAAGGTCAGGTCTACGAACAACAGTATTAAGTTTCGGTGAAGGCATAATAGTTTCCTTTCTGTGCGTATTTTACGCTAATTTATTGTGATTTAACTTTTCCAGGTGTGTTACCCTTCGGAATCAGTAAATCATTATTTTTAATTATATTTTATTTGTTTAATTACAAATCGTTAATATCGGTTTCATAGGTCATTTCCAGACCATAGAAAGAAGTTGTATTCGTTGTTCCATCTGATTCTATCCTCATGAAGACCATGAAAGATGATGGATCGAACGATAACTGTCCAGCGGTGAATGATACACCCGTATGCCATCCGGCGGATGATTGTCCACTTAAATAAATGATACTGTACGGTGTAACATCAAATGATGAAGCTGTTCCACGCGCTGTTACTCTATGATGAAAATGAGTAGATCCAGCGGTAGACTCCTGAGAGGCATATAATCTAAAAGATATAGCCCCAGCTGTATGAATCTTGTGACGAGGTCTGATATTCATGCTCATATAGTAGTCTCTGGTATCCAGGGAACCTGATGCAATATTCCTGATATAGGTTGCACCATAGTATCCACTACCTAAATCCTGCCTATAGAGTTTTCCAGCATCAGCACCTGTCGGGTCAGCATATTCACTGAGTATCGGAATCAGCCTACTAGACGCAGGACTACCGTTACCCCCACCAGCTGCTGACACTGCATCATCAAAATCAAACCACTCAATAATGGTTTTGGTATCCTGCAGGTCTGTCAGAGTAGATTCAATGGTTGTGATGTCCGATTCAATGGTATCGATAGATGTACCGACTTCTTGAAGAGCACCTTCAACATTATCAGATGTATAATGATCACCGGTATCCTCTATGGTTATATCTTCAGCCGGAAGTGTGTAAACCATATCTTTTGTCAGAGCAACGGTGACAACCTGACCAACGGTAGCAGAGTTTAAGGCTCTACCAACAATTGGAACCCTGACCTCATCATTTACTCTACCGGTCCCATCATACACATAGACACGACTTCCATGTGCGATAGTGCCAGCAGATTCGATTTCAAATGTTCCGTCATTATCAAAAGGTCTGACGGATATAAGTTCTCCGGCTTTCGCAGCTGTAAGAGTCACGCCAAACAGATGTTCAGAATCCTGATTGGCGAGCTCTACTTCAAACGGATCGGTAGAACTGTTACGAAGAACAACAATACGGTGTTTCGGCATATCTTCATAGGCCGTATAAGTTTTCGCACCAGTTGTATAAGGCATACTGTCTCCTTAAGGCTGATATCCGCCGCCATCATAAAGATAACGTCCAACAAATACCATTGCTTTAACAATTTTATTTGGAGCTGGTGCTTCATTCATCAACGGCGTTACGATAATTGCCGTAGGAATACGTCCAGTCCCAGTAGTTGTAGTAAAATATCCAGACGAATCTGTATAGACCCAATCACCAGTTCTAACGGGGTTTACATCTGCAAGGACTCGTGCCATAACGGTTCCGGAATAAGGCGGATATACAGGTACAATATCACCTTCTTTTCCACCTTCTAAAGTAATTCCAAACCAAGCTTTTACTTTATTCAAAGCTTTTTCTACCTTAGGGTACAAACCTGTATGGTTTTCTCCTGTAGCTCGGACCCTCATTCCGGAGTCAATATCTTCTGTCAGCTCAACGAATAGTGAGCCATACGGTTTATTCATAATTCTACCTCCCTATACTACGGAATAGTCAGGACCGACTCTAACGATTAAAACTTCGCAAATCTGTCCGGATACCGACTCAGGATGAATATCTTTACCAACATAGAACCCGAGCGCATTTGTACGGAATGCTCCAGGGATTGCAGATAATGAGTCTGCGGACTCTGCCGGCGGATAAAGTAAAGTACCTGGTGTTAGATTGCCTGTCCAGTTTACTTTAATTCCTAAAGTTCCAGCAAATGCCAGGCGAACTGTCATTAACTCTCCGCTTTTGGCATTTGTAATAGCAGCTCCATGTACAACTCTACCTTCGTTTCCTGAGGTAGGCGGCTTTGAAAAGCTTACACCTATATCAGTTGGGTTCGCTTCGCTGTTCTGGTAGAAGATATAAACAGCATCCCCAACTTCAAAATCAACTCTGGCTCTCCCTGTTATTGTTACTTCTCTTGTTGCATCCATTATTTATCTCCTTACTGTCTTTCAGACATGGATAACTGACGGATAATAAGTGCATGAATATACTTCTTCGTAGTATCTGCTGGTTCCCGTCTTTCCAGAGAATATCCCATCATATTCGCGCCAGTAGTTACCAAAGTAACATCTTCCCAGGTTGTTAAGGTAGTTTGTACAGTAATAGAGTTGACTCCATTTGCAGTTACAATACCGGATTTTCCGGCATTAGTCCCATCACGGAACCAGCATGTAAGGCCAACAAGTTCATCAACTACAAAGGTATCCTCAACATTGTTGAAAGTTACCTCCCCAGAACCGACAGTTACGGTTGTAGATGTGGAAGATATCTCATTCCTGCGAGTTCTAACAGTTCCAAGCGTATCCCTGCTAAGTTCTAACATCTTTCCGGCAGATATTGACCAATCATCAAGCGGATCAAATTCAACCATCAGTGTACCCTCAACCATCAATCTAACTGATACAGGAAATCCAGCATGAACGTTTTCCTGTGCCCAGCCGATAATTGGAAGGTTGATGTCCTCAAGCTCTCTTACTGTTCCATCTGACTGAAGTTGTAAAGCTCGTCCGGCATGGATATCTGCCGCAGCAATATAGCTTAAATTATGATTTCTATGTCCCATTTTCTCTCCTTATACGTAGTATGCTCTGGTAAAGATAATAGCACATCTGGTCTCTTCAGTATCAGAGGAGTCCCCTATCTGCATAACATACGCTATACTTCTACTGTACTGAGCGTCTGTATTATTTGAGAAAGACCCAGGACGAGATAGTCCGAGTGTTAATCTATCACCAGGTTCTACATTGATGTATGCATAAGCAGGAAGGATGCCACTGAATGGATTACGGACAGTTACTAATTCACCTGCCCGTGCCGCATTCATGCAGATTCCAAATACAATATCTGTTGCTGTATCTGTCATCTCAACGGCAGGAAGTCCATCTGTTGGATTTTCTTCTCGTACTATTTTAACAGCAGCATACAGATCGATATCTTCATTAGCTATACATGTCATTGAAATATTGTGAGTAGGCATTATGTACGTCCTCCTTTTAATACGAGTAGTTCACAAATCTGAGGTTCAGCATTAGGAGCGGGTGTACCGGTAATTTTAGACATGTTTACAGCTGTTCTCCTACCATACCCAGCTTCGTTGTCGTTACAAATTTCGAAGGTAATAGGAGAAGTCCAATCAACCAGATCGATAGTTTCAATCACAATTCGTGTAGCTGTGTTTGAGTGAACGATGAATCTTTCATCTGCGTGCTCACCACTAGTTATGATAAGCTCATGATGCTGCCACTCATTGGCGGTCCATCCAGCTGCGGCTACATCAAGATAAAGTTCGGAAGTTCCGTTGTCGCTTATCCCAGTAGTGGTGTACTCTGTGGTAGCCGGATCATTCAATACAAACTTAGCACCGTCCCAATATAACTCACTTCCAGCTTCCAAATCGATCTCAGTTTCAACCAATGCTGGCATTGTACCAGCAGCCCAACAGCGACAGGTAATCCTATCACCCACTGCGCCAGCCTGCATTGCTACTCCAATATAAGTTGTTCTCGCATTGTCATCATATACATCATTATCAGCAGTAGCAGGTTTTACAAGCGGAATCGGATTACCATCGACTCTACGTACGAAGTCTACAGCCGTACCTACATATACAGGAGCGGAAGTAACATCGGCAGTAAATTCCCAGTAGTCATGATCATAAAAAGTTGCCATGTCCTCACTCCTTATCTGTTAAGAATATTTTTCTGAGTAAAGACGTAAACTTCACAGCGATTTCCTTCTACTTTACCCGCTTCAAGGGCAAGTGCACAATACTGCTGTGCTGCAGGAACAAGATCACCGTTTTTAGTTAAACGTCCACTTTCATCATTCATCAGCCATAGAGGATCACCTACCCAAGTTGTCAGCTCAGCTGGATAACCTGGACCGAGTTCTACGTCTATGGTACCGTCAAACATAGTCCGAAGAGTTGCAATATCACCCTCTAATTGAGGTTTAATAGTCCATCCGATGATATCATCACCAGTTGAAGCAACTTTACCCTTCAGCATGCCCCAATCATCATGGCCGTCAGCAGCTACTGCAATGCCCTGATTCCACGACCCCGAAATTGGAGTCGTGTTCGGGCCAGCGCCAAGGGCTACGGTCAATTGTACATCACGTCTCGGCATAATTATCCCTCAATAAATTTAGCGTAAGCTTCCGGGTGGTTTTTCATCACGTGAGCCATAGCGTCCATGTGTGATTTACCTTCGGCTTTTGCAAGTTCGATAAGTTCAGTGTATCCAGGCTCAGCATCTTTCTTGTCTTCAATAACTTTTTCAACAACAGGAGCAGCAGCAGCCATTTCAGCAAGACCAACGTCTTTCTTGCTTTTCTCAGACTGCCAGAAGAATTTGTAAGCAGCTCCTTCATCCATACCATCAGTGATAGCTTTGTGAGCCAGCTCCAGAGGAGCACCAGCATCAAGGATACCAGCTACCCTTGCTCTTTCGGCGAGTATAGCAGCGTCCATGTCAGCAGCGCTAAATTTCTTCTCTTCCGTATCGTCTCCAGCCTTTTCTTCAACTTTCTCTTCTTTAACTTCTTCTTTAGATTCGTCAGCATGATCGTCTCCACATTCGCAAACGTCCTTACCGCATTCTTCACAAGCCTTTACTTCTTCTTCTTTGATTTCTTCTTTCTTGATATCTTCCATATCTATTTCCTTCGCAAAAGATCTTACGGATGTGTCAGTATCAACTCCCCATGAGCAGATAGAGACTTCACCCACATAACTTTTATCCCAAACCTGAACCCTATCGTTGATAGCGAACCCGTTGATAGACATTCCATCTTCTCCAGCTCTTACTGATTCAGGTGCAATCCCAACGGAACACTGGAGAGGTACTATCCCCTCTTCCAGGATGGCTTTTATCTCTTTACCATCTTTAGTAGCCTGGGAGAATTTACCTCTTACTACCAGACCTCGTTCATCTTTAGATACCTGACCATGACCAACAATCCGATCACGTTCGTGTTCTCGCAAAATGATTACCCCACCATCTTTGGCTTCGATACCATCAAGATCAAAGATAAAATTATGACCCATCTGAGACATAATCTTTCCGGTATAGCCTACCAGCTCGAAATCAAATTCTTTTTCAGCACCGTCGGTCTGGGCAAAGCACTTTACGTCCGCATTCAAGGTTGCATTCGACATTTTCTTTTTGTCCTTTCGATCATACATTGATCTACACACGGCATAAGCTTGTTTGCCATCCTTGGCAGTTCCGTCCTTAATTACGTACGGAATGCAACGGTCAATAAAATCTTTGCGTGTTTCATTCTTCTTCGGTGTCGGCATTCGAGTTACCTCCTGTTCCTGATCCTGGAGTTTTGCCTTTACTTAGAGTAGTAGATAACTCAAAACCTAATCCATATTCTTTTGACAGTTCATTCTCTCGTTTTCTCTGAGCGAATACATTCTTCCAATCTTTACCATCACCAGTAAGCTCATCAGCATACGATGACAGACCAGAATTAATCCTAAGGATAGCTGCCTGAGTCTCTTTAACCTCATCAATCTGACCAAACGGAGATCCATTCCATTTTGCTTTTGTGATCTGACTGAATTTACTATCGAACTGAGCCTGGGTAATTGGCAGCATACCTCTGTAGTAAGCTTCTTCAATAACCAGCTCGTATATCGGCTGACAGAATTTATCTGCGAACCATTTACGATAGTATTCAAACTGACGTCTTGCTTCCAAAAGAGCAGCCCGTGCGGAGCTATAGTTTGTCTTTGAGAAGTCTTTTACCAAGAGTTCATATGGAAGTCCGGTAGCCATTCCAACAATCTGCATAATTGATGATGTAAAAGCTCCAATTGAATCATTACGTTTAGGATCGACAACTTCAATGGTCTCACCTGGTTCCAAATAGTTAATAACACCAGGTTCTATATCCTGCTGTCTCTGACCATAGTAATCATAGTCATCAGCACCCATTGCCTGTGCCGCACTTACGGCATCATTCTTCTGAACAAATACTGCCAAGCATGCCGCAACACGAGCAGAGACAATCTCAGCTTCAAGGTATTCGTTGAAGTCCTGGAACTTAGACATAACCGGAGTAAGTTTAGGTAAACCCCTAGTCTGGTTCGGTCTAGCAGTTTCGAAAATATGTAAAACATTAGGTCTTCCCATCTCATCCCTAGCCTTAATAGCCTGTGGACGCATAGAGGTCGATAATCTTTCGGTTTTCTTGTACTTCTTCAGCCAATATGTTTTGGGAGCTCCATCTGTGTCAAACGTAATCCCGTTCAATGTCTTATCATTCGGTATCCAATTCGTATCCAATTCCTCTGACTCTAGCATCTGAAGACATCTGCCAAATTCCTTCCTAGGACCTTCGGCCCATGTTGGAAGAACAATAGCTTCTCCATCTACCATAATCTTCTGAAAGGCTAGTCTCTGATACTCGTTGAAGTTCAGTACCCGAGCTTTGTCAGCATTTTTAGACCATTCACAGAATACATCTTCACATGCATCCTGAATCTTGGCGGCTTTTTCTTCGGATACTCCGAGTTTCTTTGCACTGATGTCTGACTGAAGTTGTAACCCATATCCAATCACATTGGTGATCATGGTGTCAATTACTGCAAAAGCAACCGGGTCGTTTCTCATTAAGTCTCTGGACCGTACACGAAGAGCATACGCATCCCAAGAGTTAGCATCTGCCTTGTCCATAGAAGATGATACCCAGTCATTCGTAAGTCGGCTTAAATCAGCACCTGAGTAACGAGGAGCGTTACTGAACTTACGGACTTTCGATTCAACCGGGTTTCCGTTCATATCCAGTATCGTCATTACCTCACCCTCCTAAATCTCACTTTGTTCTGGAATCCACCAGTAGATCCTGCCTGTTCTAACTCATACTGATCAAGTAGCTGTCTTTCGTACTTGGTCAGAAAGTCAAGACGGGCTCTCATAACAGAACCAGCCTGTGTGGTCAATTCCTGGGAGGTGAGACATTCGGTAATGGCCTGCTGTACTTCTTCGATTCTTTCTACAAGAGTTTTAACTGCCATTTTGTTACCTCCTGTGCCACCCATCACTTATCCGGCGTCGTACCGGTTGGTTATAGGCTGGCGGTTTTTTATTTTGCTGTGCGAAATGGTTAAGTTCAGCCATTTGATCCTGTACTGTTTTTGACTTATTTAATGAGGCTCTCTTGTTTCCGAGTACCTTAAGTCCACCACCGAACTGAGGATCAATTAAAGCTAAGTTATACACGCAGGTATCGAGGTAATCGTTACGCTTCTTAACCTGCTTCCATTCCCATACATCTTTATCATTTAAAACTTTCTTTTCCGCTGTCAGGTGTGCAAACCATGTTTTATCGACATCCTTATTGAATACCAATCTATTCTGCTCACCTTCTTCTCTTGCAAATCTCCAGAATAATGTTTCCTTGAACTCCTCTGTGTTAAGTAAATAAAGAGCGAGTCCACCTGGCATTGCTTTACCATTTGGGAATTTGTCAAGCATGGACATCTGAACTCTACGTCCAGCCATCTTAACCGAATTACCCTTTACGGCAAATATCTTACCTCTACTATGTTCTCTGACAAACCTATATGCAGCATCTGTCATTGAGTACTCCATACCAGCTTCATTGGTAGACATTCCACCACCTGTATCTATTGAAGCACGCCAGATCTGCATGGTTTCATCTGTACCTAAGATTGGATATTCATTAGTATGGACTAGATCACTTACTTCCTCGAATGTATTTAACATTCCATGGTGAATCATCGTTCCATCCCCTGCTTTATTCCATGCCCAGACACTGAAATAGAAATGAGTTGCCTGGCAGTCAATACCAGCCGTGATAGCAATTGTGTCTACTGGAGCTGTTACAGGATCAAGATCAATAATATTATTCCTAAGCTCTTCTTCACTAGTAGCGACTACGTCATTGGTCCAACATTCACCCAACCATCCGGTGATGAAGTTCTCGAGCTTATGCCGATCCTGACGTGATTCTAGGAATTCAAAAACAATGTCACCCCACTTCAAGTCTTGAGAGTATAGAGAGGACAGCTGGAATCCAATAGACACAGCATCTTTAGGAATAGGATCACCATCTTCTGTAAGCCACTCTCCTGCTCGATTCATCTTTGGCTTCATGTAATCGGTTATTCTATGACTACACTCAGGGCATATATAGCAAGCGTGTTTCCTGGCAGCTGCCCAGTAATCACTGTTGTCTTTCTCTCTAGGAACATCAAATGGAAAGTACTCTTCACCAAAGTCAATGTTCTCAAATTTCAGCACATGTTGATACTGACACTTCGGACATCTTACATGGTATTGTACTTTGACTTCGCAAGCGTCATAGTATTTTTCAAGCATTGATTCTTCACCAGAAGGTGAGGATACCAATACGGCTTTTTTAGTGTAGGGGAAAGTCTTCTGTCTATCAAGTAGATACTTTACAGCATCTGATCCACCAGTATTAACAGAGGACTTCCAGTCTTTCAACTCATCAGCAAATACATACTCAACTGATGCTGAGGACATCTGAGCAGATGAATTTGAGGTAGCAAGATAAAGCACACCACCATTGAAGTGTTTCTGCTGTGTTCGCCACTTCTTCTGCTGTAACGGTTTCAACTTTGGACTTGCTTTGAACATCGGATCTATTCGGGCAGATGAGAATCTGTCCACTGATTCCTTTGTAGGTAATGCGAGCATGGTTGGACCAGGTTTTTCACTTGCAACCCATCCAAGCATGTTCATCATCATGTTCGTTTTTCCGATCTGAGTTCCAGCCTTGAACACTATCATTCTCACACTTTGCTGAGAGAATGAATCCATAATCCCTACTGTATAGGGAACTCTGTTGTTATCGAACAGTTGGCCAGCGGCGGGGCTATCATATTGGGTCATTACCCTGTACTTCGCTCCCCACTCAGATACTGTTAAATCTGAGGATGGTGCGAGGTTATGAATAGTATCTTTTAGTATTGGACTGTTAATCTCCATCACCATCCTCCTCTATATTAATATTCACCAGTTATCATCTTCTCAATATCGACTTCCGGATCAAATAACCGAATCTCGCCAGTATCCATATCATAATTCCAATGTCGCAAAAGATACGCCATGCGAGCCTGTTTAAGCATGTATTCTTCATCTAATCCTTTCGATGCAGCGAACTCAATAAGTTTAGGCCACATCTCACGTAATGTCCGGCATGAAGCCAGGAATTTATTAGCCCCAACTTTCCCTACTCTTGGGATTCCCTTATAACCATCAGCAGTATCACCAACGATACACTGATATATAAAGAATTTAAAGCTGGTTGTCTTCTTTACCATCCTCCTCTTTTCTTGCTTCGGATGATACGTCTTACCTGGAAGACCAATTACGTCCTTATCAAATGACACGATAATCCTATTGTAAGTGGTCTGTTTCTCTGTAGCATAAATACCAATTAGATCATCCGCTTCCAGATGAGGTACACTCATGCATTCATAATTCTCTTCTACCCATTTCCTCAAAGGCTGTAGCGCTGCCGGGGACTTCTTATTATTCCGGTTTGCTTTGTAGCTTTCATCTACCATTAACCGACGATGTCCCTCTTCTCTCCTACAGGAAAGGAACATAATGTAGCTGTCGGCTCTTAGCCTGTCAAAAAGTTCATTGAACCGTTTCCGTAGAATAGCCTGCCCCATGTTTACATCTACTACGGGAGGTTCGTTAGGATCAAAAGGATTTGGTTTTTCACATACGCAAGCTGTGCTGAATATGTATCCATCTGCATCGATTAACAGCTGATTAAACCCACGTTTTTTAGTTGCCATAGTTACTCCTCTTCAAAGTAATATCCGTCACCAAAACATTCAACACAGTCACCATCAAGCAGGTGCTTGCAGTGGCTACAATATTCCTCAACAAAGTCCGAGGCAGCTTCCCGCCGGGCTTCTTCTGTATCTAAATAATCATCAGTAATCCATCTATACATAATTTTTCTCCTATCTCCTTAATTCACGATAAATATCTAATTCTTCGGAATGTAAAGCGATCGACATGTTGTCTAGCTTTTCGGTATAAGTACCAAGCTCATCAATGTGTAGAGATGATCGTAATTCTCTCACATAGTCGTATCCTTTACGGATCTCAGCAAGTCGTTCACACAGTTCTTCAGCGGTCTTCATGTACCTCCTTTATAATTATTTTAGGCTATCTCATCAGTGATGCTTGCCTAAGACATCAGACTCCCCGAAGGGAGTTTCGAAATTACAGCAGTCTCAGTTTCAGGTGAGTATTCATTAATGCGTTCAGAAATTCTCTCATCTTAATTCTCCTTCAATGTCTTTACGTACATAGTCAATATCTTCTTTTACTTCGACATAACTGTCACGAGCTTCGATATAAGCGTCCCGTGCTGCCTGATATGCTGGCTTGATAGCACTGAGTGATGCTGTGCATCCTGTGAGCATAATGCCTGCAAGTAAAGCTACAATAGCGTTTTTCATATTATCTCCTTAATGTGTATCTTCCCATGTTTTACCGATCTTAGCTTCGCCATCTAGAGGACACTTGAACTTCAAGATATCTCCAGCATTTCTAATAGCCTGTTCGGATATAGTCGCAAACTGTTTCGCATGTTCTTCTTTAACTTCTGCCTGCCACTCATCGTGGATATTTAAGACAAAATGGTAATCCAGTCCAGCCTCTCTAGCCATCCTATCACACTCAATGAGTGCTACCTTCATGATAACTGCACCAGAAGACTGGATAAGTAGATTAAGAGCGCTATGCTCAGAACGTGGCTTAAGAATTCTTCCATCGATTCCTTTCAAGACATGTTTCTTTTTGTCTGTATTATTCATTCTGGTTTTAATTGTCTCCGCAAGCTTCTTGTAAGCTGGGAGCATCGCCATAAACTTGGATCTGATCTTCTTACCTTCTTTGATACCTCCATCTACGATTGTACCTAGCTTCTGATCTCCGGCGCCATATAGTAGGCCGTATATCATCGTCTTCGCCATATCACGTGTAGGAAGGCCCGCAGCGTGCTGGTTGAATGAGTGAATATCTTCTTCAAGAACTTTCTTGGCATATGCCCCTCCATCCCAAGGAGACAGATAGTGAGCAAAACCACGTAACTCAAGGCCAGATGCATCGCAACCAACAATAACATATCCAGGAGGTGCAGTAAACATTCTACGGCACTCCCTACCGTATGCAGCCCGGACGGCAGGAACTTGAGCAAGGTTTGGACTTGAATGAGTACATCTTCCAGAAACTGCACCAAGTGTGTTAACTCTTCCATGTATCCTCCCGTTCTTAACAGCCTTTAGCCAACCCTGTCGACCATCACTGATCTGTCCAATACGTTTAGCCAGTGTCATGTATTCTGATATTAATTGTGCTTCGGGATACTTTAGAGATGCTAAGATAGTTTCATCTACTTTTGGTATTCCTGTTTCTGTGAAGACATCAGGTGACCAGTTATATTTATCGATAAGCCTCTGACCTATCTGTAATCTTGATCCTGGATTGAATGTCTCAAGTTTGATCTTACAAAACTGACATCCTTTTGTCTTTCCAAGTTTCTTATTGTTTACCTTACTGGTATTCACTTTACCTTGATCTGGTGAGACATAACGAGGAGGAAATGCTTCTTGAAGCTTCGCTCCTATCTCATCCATCTTTGATCTGATCTCAAGCATGGTCTGAATAGCTAAGTCTTCATCAAACTTAACACCATGTCTGATCTGTGCTTCAATGATGGTTGCAAACTTCATTTCGATATCGAGGGCTTGCTTGGAATATTTCTTTGATAGGATGTAGTTGTACAGCTTTGTTAAGACCTTCACATCCTGTACACAATATGTAATCATATCATCTGTTAGTACTTCCCAAGCATTCTCTTGCTTACCAAAATCACCCTTCAATTCACCAAGCCTATAACCATACGCCTCAAGTGAATGTGATCCAATAAGTCTTGCAGGATAGTTTCCTTTCTTATTCCTCTGAAAATCATGCCCTTTAATATCGGCCCATATTAAACGGGCTGCTATTAATGTATCGAATACGTACCCTTTTGGCTCGAATCCAACGAGTATATCAAGAGCTGGTACATCGTATCCAATACCGTTGTGAGCGATGATTAAGTCAGCATTTTCGAGCTTCCGGATAATCTTATCCATACCGGCTTTATCCCGGCTTGTGCCAATAAGCACTTCTCCGCTGTCTAAATCTTCAGCTACAACACAATGTAATTCAGATACATCATCTAATAATCCGTTAGTTTCAATGTCAAAAGTGTACCTTGTCATTATTCCTCCTTCTTATAACGATCATCATAATCAGGACTTGCCATCATCATGGCTATATTAGTCATGGCATGAGCAAGATGGCTGATACCAGACTCTTCATCGAGAGTATCTCCATTCCAATACTTCCACAAATGACGCTGAGCAGCAGCAAAAAGCCTACTATGGTCGATCCCTTTTCTCCAGTTGTGTTCATCATATTTTTTAGCTCCAAATCCAAGTACCTCACCCATCCCGACCAAGGATTCAGCCGGGATGAGATCCATACGGGGTTTCTGAGCGTCATGTTTAGTTCCGCCCATTATTTTCTCCTATTGGTTATCTTCGAGTTTTTCTTTTGAATAGCATTTCTTGAATGAGAAACTACCACCTGCTCTCACAGCCCAGTAGATTGCCTTGGCTCTGAAATATCCAACACCACAGGATCTCATAGTTTCATAGAATATTTTATCAGCCTCTTTACGTGAGATATTGCTCTTACCTGAATCTAGACTGTAAAACCAATCGTGAAGTACTGCAGCTGCAGCTCCTGCAAATCCCATAGGTGGAGCTATGCTGGCAGCAACGTTAGGAGCACTAGCCCCATCAGTAACGAATCCTTCTGGAATGGTAATTCCATCGAATTTAAGTGGTTTAGTAAGCACCCACAGCTTTGGTCCAATCTTTTCAGTGAATAGGTTATTAAGTTTCTTCATAGTTTCTCCAGCAATTGTTTAACGAATACTTCAGACTCGTCAATTGTAACTCTATCAGAATCCATAAGTACTACACTCTTGTCGACATTATCCTTATTAATGACTACTAACACACCATCTTTTACATGATCGATTAGCTTTATTTCCATTGATTTTGATCTACCCACAAGTATCTTAAGGGCATTCATTTTTATAAAGCGTTCGCCTAACTTATGACTTTTACTCATATTATATCTCCTTAGAACGCATCAAAGTCATCATCACTGATTTCTTCCCAGGTATCTGGAGTACCAGCTGACTTTGGTTCTTCATCAAATTTTAGTTCTGTTAGTTTCGCGGTTCTCTCATTAAACTTAAGAGGTATTTTCCTCCCAACAACTGAACCTCTGGGTCTATGCTTAAGCACTTTAACGATGCTTGTATGCCGCTTAGACTCGTCTTCATCCTGCTGATTACGCTCAATAGCAAGGATTGTGTTCGGCCATTGTCCAAGAGCTCTTGATCCACGGAACTGTCTGATTGATACGTTCGCTCCTTCTTCATGGGCTCCTTTCTCTGGTGTTGTCAGATGAGATATCATCATAATTGTTATGTTAAGTTCGGTTGTTAAGTCCCGAAGTTTTGTCATTATATTATCTAATGCAATTCGTTCATTATCAAAGTCACCACCAGATACCATTGCTGTTACATGGTCAACAAAGAAGTACTGTACTCCCTTACTGAGATGCAAATAACGAATCCGGCTGACAATCCCATCGAAACCAACGGTGAGAAAGTTCTTGATCATATGTACTTTGCTTCCGAATTTCTCGAATGCCTCTCTTTTCTTTTCCATATCAGCATCTTCTCTTGACAGTGGTACTTCAAGCTCAAGAGCTACTAGCTCTCTTGCTGTCTCTTCAACTGTCTCTTCAGAGAAAACGATTCCTACGTCTAACTTATGTTCCATTACAAAATGGTGAATGATCTGCCTGAAGAATGTTGTCTTACCGAGTCCTGTACCAGCTCCTAATAGAATCATCTCATGAAGCCGTACACCATCAGTTATCTCAGTCAGCGTAGGCCAAGGATATGATAATCCTCTTTCAACTTTCTGATTGATACCTTCCCACAGATCTTCCATATTCACAATAGCATCTGGAGCATAGTCGGAAGCATTCCAGATACATGATCTGATCGCATCTTCTTTTCCTGCAAGTAACATCTCATTAGGGTCTTTAAGAGGAAGTGAAGCTATCTTTGCTTTACCTGGACTTAATAACTGTGCGCACTCTTTAGCAGCCTTCTGTCCTGGTTCATCCTGATCGAACATCAGAACAACACTTTCAAAACCTTCTAGATACTCGATATTATCTGAGATTGCTCGTTTGGCGCCCTGGGCACCCTGTGGTATTGATACTACAGGCCAGCGATTGTCCTGGACCTGTGATACTGTCAGGCAATCTATTTCACCTTCAGTTACCACAATCATCTTACCACCGGACTTCCAGAGATGCATCCCAAACAGCGGACGCTCTTTAATTCCATTCCAGCGGAACTCTTTATTTGCAAGTCTTATTTTCTGACCAACCAAATTACCATCTTTGTGGTAGTTAGCAATGTGAGCAGGCTCTCCATTGTATTTTCCGATCTTATATCCGAACTTTTGGCAGGTCTCTTTTGTAATCCCACGTACTTTAAGTGGTTTTACAGTTCCCTCAACAGGGGTAAAATCTACTGGCATACGTTTAGTTCCTCCTGTATAAGGTTTACCTTCAGGGTGGTAGTAATGTCCACATGAATAGCAGTAACCGTGCCCGTCCGAGTAATTCGAACGAGCATCGGAGCTACCACATTTATCACATGAGACATGCGCTTCAATCACTTCACTTTCTATATTATCTTCGTACATCTCATGCTCCTTAGTTTATATTTTTTTAAGATCATCTAACAGTTTATCTAATTCCTTAACAGCAACAGAAGGATCTACAGATAAGCTGTCTAGAGCCTTAATAATATCACGATATGTTGATAATCTTGCTATCGCAATCTCACATTCCAGACTTCTTTCATTATCTTCCATATGTGTCCTTTATACCAGTGGAATAAAATGTCCTTCACGTCCTTCGATAACAACACCACAACCGAGAGTAGTCTTCCCGATGTAGTTCTCAGCATAGTTTGAATTGTATTGATCATCAGATGCCAGACATCCAACATTCAGACCAAACATGGATGATCCATCATCTCTGTAATGATAGAAAGATCCACCAAACCTGTGAGTATGTCCCTGTACGAAAGATTTACCATACTGTAGGGATGTGTTCTTGGCACCATACATTCCGCCAGAACCAACACCATGTTCATAGATCACATCATCAATAACGTGTCTCATGCTTGCTTCCCAAGTATCAGGAAGATTATACAGTTCATTAAATGATTTCAAGAAGTGCGGAGAAATTCCAAGAGCCTTTGCCTGGCGAACTGGAATACGATCGTGGTTACCTAGACAGATCTTCACATTCGGAAAAGCCTTAACCCACCGCTGTACTTCTTTCTGTGTCACTTCAAGTTCATCAACTACATTCATTGCTGTCAGTTCATTATCAAATCTAGATGCCGCATGATTATCAACGAGGTCACCGATATGAACAACAGTATCACATTTAAACCGTTCCTGCGTCCTTAAGCAATGCTCAATGGCTTTTGGATGTTCAAATGGTACATGAGTATCACTAATAACCAAAACGTTTGATTTCGGCTTAGGAATGCTCTGTAATGACAGTCTTGCCTTTTCAATTTTGTTCTCGGCTTCCCTGATAGCTGCATAAGCAGTAGCAACTGATACACGAGCTTGTTTCATTACTTTTTTAGGATCTGTAGTCCCGGCCAGAACAACTTCTACTGCTTTATCTAATTTTTTACCCATTATGTTCCCTTTCGGCGTATGTACACAAGGCGAACTCTTTATTCATTCGCTTGAGCGTTTGTTTGATTGATAGAAGCTCTTTCTTCGTCTTCTTCTCTTTCAGCCAGCTCTCTGGAATCATCTTATCTGCGTATGGTATTCCTATTTTGTCGCACCATTCGCCATAAGAGGTCCGGCTACGTTTCGATAGTTTGTTCTTACTATTCATAAAAAGAATACGTACGTCTAATTCAGGGTATTGCTCATGTATAAGCACATGCTTCTTTCGATCTTGTGCATCGAAAAAACCTTTACATTCTACTATTATCCCGTTCTCCAGTAAGAAGTCTGAAACATACCTTTTAACTTCTACCGGCTTTACATAATAGATCGTGTTGTTTGCCCCTTCATAGTCGAACTTTAATCCTGCTTCAATAAGTTGTTTGTTTATAATATATTCAAATTTTGATCTAAATCCGAGTTCTTTAACATCCTTCGCTACGTTTACTCGTTTCCCCATCCTGATCCCCCAGTACTGCTATGTACAGTTCCCAGATGGATACCCAATTTGTTACTAGCCATCTTGGCAATCTAAGGGCACCTGATATCTCGAAGGCATCGTACCCATTATTCCAAAGTTGATAAGCATCGCATCTGATCTGTGTGTAGTCGGCAATATCACCATGAATCCACTTCCAAGCGATAAATTGTAATATAGTACGCTCCATCCACATTATTATACGGGTGAAGCGTACCTTTAATAGTAGAGGTAACCACCACGAATTTAAGTTAAACATGCTAATTACCTCCTTTCTATTTAGAATCCAATATCATCATCGTCGTCGTCATCATCGACATCTACAGCTGTGATTTCAGCATCAAGATCGTCGTCATCATCGTCACCAAATACATCATCATTACCTGGTTTAAAGGAACCATCTACAGCTTCAAACGGATTAGACTTTCCACCGCCTTCAAACTTAACCAGTTCAATAATCTGAACTGCACTAGGCTGCAGTGTGATACCGCATTTACTACCAGTTTCCCAGAAGTACGGAGAGATCTGGATACGGCATACAGTGCCTTCACCTATATTAAGGTTCTTTTCTACCTTCTTAGCGGCAGCATCAAATATGGCGATCTTCTTTTCGATTACATCACCCTTACGAGTCTTAATCGTTGCTTTCAGTTTTGTCTTTACTTTCAGTACATCATCGTCAACTTCCCAAGGAGTGTGACAGTCTGATTTTGAATCATACTCGAACTTCTTAAGTGCATAAGCCTGTAGCTTTTTCAAATAGCCGTGCAGTTTCTTACCTGCATCATCCATATCAATGTGGATCGTAGCGTTGTATGCATCATATTTTGCACTTGGTACCTGAAGGGCTACATAACCACTCAGAGTTCCAGCAGGTGTCAAAAACAGATCGGTTGCTGATTTTTTTGCCATGTTATTTCTCTCCTTTTGCCATTTCGATAGCGGCCAGTTCAGCTGCTCTTTCTTTCGTTTTGGTCAAAATTACTACCCTATCTACTACTACTCTATACCGAAGTACGTTACTTCTTGTACGTTCAATTTTCATTTAACTAATCTCCTATAGTCCTCCACGTAACGTTTAACTGTTCCTTTCCCCTTATAGGAGTTCCAGTATGTTTTCCAATACACAGCTTGTCCCCATAGAGACACAGGTACTGAGGAAGACACTCTTAAATAATGTAATCTTGCATAAACAATTTGATGATCAATATTCGAAATGAAATCTGAAGTATCTAAGATATTGGAGACATCTAATAATTGCCTTCTTAATTGAGGCCTATACTTTAAGTAATTCTCTTGTATATCTTTGATTGTATTCGGTTCCATTTGAAATAGACCAAGAGCTGGTCCATTGATCTGTTTCATCCATTTACCCAAATGACTTTCATGTGCTGCTGTTCCAAGTAGCAGTTGAATCACATTAGAATCATAAGGTAGACCATATTTGGTTAATACTGATTTGATTCTATTCTGCAGGATCAAATGGTAAAATACGGTATCCGTCTTTTTCGATCTCTTCTCTGATCTGGTCTGAAAAGATAAAATCTCTGTGGTGTACGTCGTAATCGATGTCATCTGCATGGACATAATTACCACCATTAAACATATCAACCAAAATTTGAGCTTCTTCATGTGTCATAATTATACTCCTTAAGGTTAAGTTAAATACAAGGGGTCTCCCGCTGCCCCTGTTATCCCCAAATAAAACTACTAAATCACCTACCCCATGTCAGTGATTGTTTATTCTATTCAAACGTGCGCACAGCCGAAACCAGCGTCAATAGGGCGTCTTCAGAGCTCAATTTTCAAATCTTGGTCGGAATGGAATTTTTTTTGGCAAAAATCGGCCTTAACTATCTGTAATTAAAGCCGATATCGCCAGGGAACTTTTTTGATTTACCCGATATTCAGTTACTCTCTATATAATAAGGTACGCGCGCGGGCGCTCCTTATATACTACATGCAGAATATCCACACTCAGGATTAGAACAGGATACACATCCTTCAATCTTAACCAAAGGGGATTTACAGGTAGGACAGGTAGCAACCGACTGAGCCTGATGCTGTCTTGATCCATCCCGATACACAGTCACTCCTTTACACCCTTGAATCCAAGCACTCCGATAGATCTTGTCTATAGCGAACTGAGATGTGTCATTCGGAAGGTTGATGGTCTTCGAGATACCTGCATCAATGAATTCCTGAAAACATGCTTGTGTCCTAAGATGATCCGCCGGACTTACATCCTGTGCAGTCACCAGTGTACAATCATCATAAGCTTCCTCCATAATAGAGGACTTTACAGTTATAGATTGGTCCATACACTGTTTTTCGAATTCAAAGGCGAAATAAGGCTCAATGCCGGCGCTACAATCTGCAAGCATACTAAGACTACCAGTTGGAGCAACCGTTGTTAAATTGGCATTTCTACGCTCTGAGCCGCATGGTGCTTTTCCTTTCAGAACTGCTAAGTCCATCGAAGCATTCTCGGCCTCTTTCTGTATATTTCTCATCAGCTCACGAGTATCCTCCAGAGCCTTATCTGATCCATACACTGTGTTACGTTTGATCAGCCAGTCATGGTACCCCATCACACCTAGTCCGATATTCCTGTAGTGTTTTGTTCTCTCCTCGATCTCTTTAACCGGATAATTATTTGTCTCAATCACGTTGTCTAGAAAACGAACTGCAGTCCTTACCGTGAACATCAATTTCTCAGGCGGTATTGCCCTCAAATTTAATGATCCGAGCACGCAGGATGTGTGAGGTGGCAGTGGTTGCTCACCGCAGGGATTTGTGGCTTTAATCGCTTCATATGGATTATCCTTATTTATAGTATCTAAGAACACAACTCCGGGTTCCCCGTTACGATGTGCACATTCAATAATTAAATTCCATAATTCTCTTGCTTTTATTGTATTTTGTGTGTTACCTTTCGGATGGTGTAATATCCAATTTTCATTGTAGCGCACTGCATTCATAAAGTCATCAGTGATTCCTACAGAGAAGTTGAAATTGGAGTATTTTCCCTCGATACTCTTCGCTTTAACAAATTCGAATATGTCAGGGTGCGTACAATCTAAAACGGCCATATTGGCACCTTTACGGACACCACCCTGAGCTATCACATTTCCAACAGTATAATCAAACACACCGATGAAAGAGAGAGGACCAGAGGCCTGTCCATTAGTTGAACTTATCAACGATCCTTTTGGACGGATCTCAGAGAAATTGAATCCGGTTCCACCACCTAATGCCTGAACTTCGACAGCATCTGAGAGGGTCTTAAATATCGATTGTCTTGAGTCTTCAATTGGTAGTACGAAACAAGCTGATCCATTACCGTTATTAGCTCCAAAATTCCTCAAGCATGGAGAGTTAGGGAGGAACCACATGTTAAGCATGATCTCTTTGAAATCCCGTTCCATTTCAACAGCTTCGTGGTAGTCTTCGCATGAGATAACATGTTTCACTACCCGATCAACTACCTGTTCCCAAGTTTCTCCAGGGAATGATGCAATACGATTTGCCAGTACTTTCGCTTGATTTTCGTTCATAAAGTCTCCTAAAACGCAAAAAAGGCCCGCCAATCCCTTTAAGAGACTGACGGGCATGTTAATATTAACAGAAAAAATAAGTTGCTTTTCTCACATCTTCAAGATCAAATAAATCTTCCTTAGGAGTGACTGGAAGTGGAGGTACATTAGTTGCACCCTGTTCTTCTGCGGCATCCTGAAGGTTTTTGAATACATCGTTCTCAGTGTACATATCTACGAATGAGTTCCGTGTCTGTACGCTAAGTGTTTCAGCCTGTCCTGCATAAGTACCAAAGGAATCATGGATCATGAAAAAAGCAGGAATGAAATCCTCTTTTGAACATGTATCTTCAACAACCTTAAGCATATGAGCAGAGTCATGACTATGGATAAAATTAGGTGCAATAGCACTTTTTTGTTTGTTGGTATTAATCTCATCAGTGTACTTATCATATTGGATTGAAGTCTTTTTCTTACCAATTGTTGAGTGTACTCTGAACTTCTCAATCTTGTTGTACTGCTGACGTACAGTAAACCCCATCGGAGTTGTCCATGTCAATTCACCAGGAACTGACTTAGCAATCGCCTTAAGGAAATCCATACCTTTTACAGCAGCTGAGCAATGTTTGTCCAGACCTGCATCGAATCCGGCCCCTATAACGGTACCGAAGAACTTCTCTGCATCATCTGATAGTTTGTACTTATCCATAGCATCCTCTTTCATCTGATCACGAGCACCAGATTTAGTCACGCTATAGGCTTGAGTCATTGTGGGACGCTTAACTGTTTTACGACGTACGGCGAGGGAAGCATCTAACCAAGCTTTCTGAAGTTCTTTAACAGTTTTAAGTTTAATCTGATCACGTCTTTTAGCTTTTGTGTTAAGCACCTGCTCACGAATATAAGTGGCAGTATGAGTTTCAAAGTATTCGGTTGCTCCTTCAGCTACTTTAGCATATACATCTGAAGGTGTGTCTGCATTCCCCAGGACGTGCAGATTAACTTTTTCAGCAAGTAAGGTACTTCTTAGAATGGCTGCATAGTGCTGCAGTCCATTGT